GGTAAAGCAGTGGGCAAGCCTGGCCCTGGACAACGTCCTCTAGGTTGGGGGTACTCAGACTACCAATCCTACTTTGAAGCACAGGAGGATGGTGAGGAGATATTTGAACGGATAGTTGACCCACGAATGGGTGCAGCCACAGTGCGTACAAAGGAAGGGGAGAGTAATATAATTAACACGATGAGTAACATGGGATTTGTATTCCGTGCTGCACCTGGTGTGTCCATAGACTCAGGTATTGCCAAGATCAATGACGCACTATCATGGGATGATACAGAACCAATGACTGATAATAATTGCCCACAACTTTACTTCTCCGATCAGTGCGAGAATACAATATCATCCATGCTTGAATATGCAGGAGAGAGTAAGAGTGATTACTTCTCTGACCAAATTGATTGCCTGCGTTATTTATTTGTAAGTGGAGCAGAACATATCACCCATCGTGACATTCAGGTCACAGGTGGTGGCGGGTATTAGATTGACTACATTAGGTGCATAATGTAGTTTTATGCTACACCATGCTCTCTGCTAGCGACCCAGAATTATTATACGTATCTAAAGAGCCTGACATCGCTTACTTAGCTGAAGCATATAAGCGTACTCAGAGTGACTTGGGTGAGTGGTTAGATCGCAGGCAAAGAGATTACGATACCCGTCATTGTTTATGGTCAGGTAAATCGGATGACTTTAAGAAGCACGCTTCACAGAGTTCAACAGGTGAGGTATTTCCGTGGGAAAGTGCGAGTGACAGTGAAGTCCGTATGGCAGATGAGTTAATCTCCTGCCGTATTGCAATGAGCATGAATGCGATTAGACGTGGTCACATTGTAGCCACACCAACAGAATCAAATGATGTTGAGCGTGCTAATGTGGTCAGTATGTTCTTACGATGGTTAATTAATTCCAAGATGCAAGAGTTCTACCCAGAGATTGAGCTTGGATTAAACCATCTATTTGAGAAGGGCATGATGGTACATTACTGCTGGTATGAGAACCAAGAACTCAAACAACAGCAAACCATTAGCCTAGAGGAAATCGCTCAAGTCCTTCCACAGATTGCCGGAGCAATCCAAGATGGAAGTATGGACGAGGAACTCACAGAAGTTTTAAAAACGCAGTTTGATATTAGCAAGTCCAAGGCACGGGCAATGTTAAAGGAAATGCGTAAGGATGGAGAAACAACAGTACCCGTAACACGCCAAGTTGTAAGCAGACCAAAGATCAAGGCACTTGCACCAGATGAGGATGTATTTTGGCCAAGCTATTGTATAGATCCACAAGAGTCGCCATTTATGTTCCATGTTGTATCCATGACTCCAGAGCAATTAAGGTCTAAAATTAATACCGAAAATTGGTCAGAAGAATTTGTGGATGCTGCTATTGAACTAGCAGGGCAGGGCGAGGATACAGATCAAAACATCTATCAGTTGCGTGAGGATGATGAGTTCACCAGAGATAACGAGAATAGCCTTGTTAGAATAGTGTACTGTTATCAAAGACTATTGGATGAGGATAATGTGCCAGGCATTTACTGTACGATCTACTCAAGCCAGATAACAGATTTATATGCCAAGCATCAACTGCTTGACTACTCGCATGGACAGTATCCATTTGTTGTAACCACACTTGAGAAAACAAGTAAGAAACTTTACTCCTCAAGGTCATACCCAGAACTGATTGAAAGTTTACAACAAGTCCTCAAGGCAGAAACAGATGCTGGAATTGATGCACAATCATTAGCAACTTTGCCACCAATCCAGTTCCCTATGGGTCGCTCACCTGCCAGATTTGGGCCAGGGGTAAAGATTCCATACCGCACACCTGGTGAGGTAAGCTTTGCAGACACTCCTCGTGGATCAGTATCCAATGTCGAGCTACGAAGATATATACAGGAACAAGCAAATAGATACTTTGGTAGGAACGCACCTGGTGTAGATCCAATCGAAGCACAGATGAAACAACAGGAGGTGATTGATAAAGTATTTCACCACCTTAAACATGTGCTTGATCAAGTGTACTCTCTTTATCAGCAGTATGGCCCTGACCAAGAATACTTCCGTGTCACAGGTATGCAGGACATGCAGAAGTACGATAAGGGAAAACCTAATGAAAGGTTTGATTTTTACATGCAGTTTGATGCTGCCACACAAGACCCAGAGCAAATGCTTGAACGTGTAAAAGCAATTGCCCAACTTGGCGCACAACTCGACAAGAATGGTACGCTAGACACTGAGCGATTATTACAGATTGCAGTTGGTCAGATTTTACCGGGGGCTGCGGAAAGTATTATGCTTCCCAAGGAAACCGCATCACAGAAAGCAATGGATGAGGAAAGACAAACCATTGCAGAAATCTATGCTGGTGTACCACCCAATGTTAAACCAAATGATGCCCATGAGATGAAGTTGCAGATATTTCAGCAATGGTTACAGCAACCAGATGTGGCTCAAAAGGTACAACAAGACCCTGCCTTACAGGAGCGTATTTCCAATTATTTACAGCAAAGACAAATGCAGGTTCAGCAAAAAGCAAACGCTGAAATTGGCAGGCTGGGAGCAGCACCCACACAATTTGGAACAACAGGAGCAGCATCAACAGGAGGATAAGATTATGCCAATGGTAGGTAAAAAGAAATTTGGATACGGAACTAAAGGTGTGGCGAAAGCTAAGTCTTACGCTAAAAAGACGGGCAAGAAAATGTCCTACAAGCGCAAGAAGAAGTGAGCGTTAATTATCGTGGCGAGCGTTTTAGTGCTTATAACAAGCCCAAGCGGACACCCGGTAAGTCTAAAAAATTTGCAGTCCTTGCTAAAGATGGTGACAAAGTACGCCTCGTTCGATTCGGAGATCCTAATATGTCGATCAAGAAGAACATCCCCGCCAGGCGTAAATCCTTCAGAGCGAGACATAAATGCGATGAGAAAAAGTCTAAACTAACTGCTGGCTATTGGTCATGTAAGAAATGGTAATATGAGTCTATATAAAAACATACACGCTAAAAGAAAGCGTATAAAAAAAGGTAGTGGTGAGAAGATGAGAAAGCCCGGATCGAAAGGCGCACCAACTGCAAAGGCATTTAAGAAAGCAGCTAAAACTGCACGCAAAAGAAAATAAACGATGAGTCCCCGCAAAAGAAAAACCTACCACGAGATTGACCCAGAGGAAGCAATAACTGCTTTAGCCACTTTAAAGAATGACCCTCACTTTAAGAAGTACATCGAGATGCGAGAAGCAATGCGTGAGGAAGTAATACGCCAGCTTCAAACAAAAGCAATCATCGACTGCACAAATCGACACTACATGATGACAGGTAAGCTCGAAGCAATTGATGAGGAACTTGATACTTTCTACAAAATGTAACTTTTGGTTATAGGTTAGTTAGATATGCCCTTGTGACTTTCGTGGGGTAGTCACAAGGGCTTTTTTGTTGCCTTTTACTGTCCTGTAAACTACATTCTGCTACACTAGGCTATTTCTGCCTTGATCTTATGGAAGCAATTCAAGAAGAGGTTGTCTCAGAATCCTCCGAAAATTCTGTTGATAGTTTAACGCAAGGTGAAGGTAACCTAACAATGGCAGAACTCGCATCATCCTTGATGCAGAAACGCCAAAGTGAGGAAACTGAAACCACAACCGAAGAGGAATCTGAACCCGTTGAAGAACAACCTACGGAAGAAGAAGAATCAGAGGATCAGTCTGCTGAAGAGTCGGATGAATCAGATGAGGAATCAGATGAGTCGCCTGTACAACCTTCAGATGTTCTTTCAAAGTTTAAAGACCTGGACTTGGATTCATTATCCGAGGAGGAGTCTAAGGAACTCGCCAAGCATCTTAATGCTTCTGCAATCAAAAGGTTTGGGAAACTGACCGCGCAGAAACATGCGTTACTTGCTGAGAACCAAGAACTCCAAGCACAAGTTGAGCAAGCACCCGTGCCTGCTGAACAACCTGCATTCCTAAAGGATAATGCCTTGCACAATGTCAGTGATGTCAACGCACTTACTAAAGAAGTTGAGAACCTTAACACGCTCATCGAATGGGCAGACGAAGGGATGGAAAACGAAGTGGAGTACGATGACGCTGGCAATGAATATGTGGTTAAGGATGCTGACAAGACTTACACCAAAGCGGATCTCCGTAGAATCAAAGCGAATGCAAAGAAGATACTTCGCAAAGATGCTCCGGCAAGAGAAGCCTGGATTAAGGAACGTGAAGCAAGTGACCAACAAGCAGTTCAAACTTTCGACTTCCTCAGTGATGGAGAGAGTGATGACTACAAAATGTTCATGCAGGTAAAGCAAAGCCCGCTTTATAAACCATTAGTTGACCACCTACCCAACAGCAACTTTGCACTTGGGCTTATGGTGGAAGGATTAAAAGCAGTTAAAGCGAAACAAGCAAATGCAAGTCAACCAAAGAAATTGAAGAAACCAACTGCACCTGTCGCAAGCACAGAAGCAGGTGCAAGTAAACCAAGATCCGAGGGAAGTAAACATAAGAAAGCTGTACAAGCGGCTCATGCCAAGTTCGAGAAATCTGGCAATATAGCAGACTACCAAAATTACATAAAACTAAAGCGATCAATCGCATAAATTTAAAACAAAATTAGGAGGATATAAAAAATGGCTAAGAGTACAACGTACAATACTGCTGGAAATCGTGAAGATCTCTCGTCGATAATATCAACGCTTGAACCTGAGGCAACGCCTTTCGTTTCAATGATGAAAAAAGGAAAAGCAACAGGGACATTCTTTGAATACCAAGTTGATAAATTAAACTCACCAGAATTTGATGGAGTTTCCGAAGGCGAAGATGTTGGAAACTTTAAGAATCAATCTGCTGACCGAGCAAGAATTGGAAATTACATCCAAAAATTCCGTGATACATTCATGGTGTCTGATCTGCAAGAGATGGTTGACACTGCTGGTGTCGCATCAGAATTCGCAAATGCTGAGTCTAAAGCAGTACGCAATGTAAAACGTTCAATTGAATCTGCATTCTGTTCTGCACAAGATCGTCAAGCAGACGCTGGAGCAGGCGCACCTTACAAAACACGAGGCATGTTAAAATGGCTTGGAGTGGGTGGACAACCTTCTGACGTTCCTACATTTGCACAGAATGTTGCTAATGACACAACAGGCACACAAACCGAAGCTACTTTCAATAGTGTTCTTCAAGAACTCTATCAAGCTAACGGAATGCCTGGTGGACAGTTGACCTTACTTGCAGGCCCAAGCCTCAAGCAGGAAATCTCGAACTTTGCACGTCAAACTGCAACTGTACAGAGTACCTACACAGTTAACCAGGACGCAGAATCCAAGAAGATAACTCTTTCAGTTAGCGTATATGAGGGTGACTTCGGATTGTGCAATATTATTCCTAGCCTTTGGATTAACAGAACAAGTGGAAGTGACACTGTTGATGCAGACGCAGGACTCTTAATTGATCCTGAGTACGTTTCCATGATGTCCTTAAAAGCTGAGTCTGTAACTGAGCTTGAGAATCAAGGTGGAGGCCGCAGAGGTTTTGTAGACGTAGTTGCTGGATTGGCATGCCTCTCGCCTATTGCGCATGGGTATTTCAACTAATTAGTTGCACAATAACACTTAAAATAAGGAGATTTAAGAAATGGCTAATACAAATGTAACATTACCAAGCGCTCGCAAGAGCGTATTATCAAACCAGGAACGCGCTCAAGGGTTTACCCATAAGTTCAAAGTTCTGTTCACCGACGTTGATGAAGGAAGTGGATCAAGTGATACAGTAACTGTAACTCTTGGTGACACACCTACAGACTTCGTTATCTCAAAAGCTATGGTTAATGTAACCACCGCCTTTGCTGGAACAGGAGCTTTCGCAATTGAAGTTGGTACGGATGGAGATGCTAATAACTTCATTACTAGCACAAGTGTTGCTAGTGCTGGCCCAATCATTAGTGAGGTTGGAGCAAGCGTTAAAACATTAGTAGGTAGCTTTGCTGCTGCCTCTGATGTATTAAGCGCACTTTTCACTAACTCGTCATCCGGATCACCATCTGCTCTTACAGCAGGTGAGCTAGACATCTATCTAGCTATGCATTCCGCAAACGACGTAGGATAAGAAACGTTTAGGATTTTGGGAGTGATCTGCGTAGCGGGTCACTCCCTTTTCCACATCAATTTATTATGGCAGAAATATTCATACCTAAATGGGGCAAGGCACAAGGCAATGGTTCACAGTTTATGAAGAACCTAGAGAAGCACTTACGTTACGAAGTAGACTTGGAAAAGTACGAAGCAAAGAAACGTGAGATTGAGTGTGGCAAGGAGAATGGTGAAGGTGGACAAGTCGAGGGACTTGGACAATTAAAAGGCACTATACCTGCAAGAGAATATTTCCGCTGGCATCAAGACAAGCAAGGATGTTGGGGCGATAAAGCGTTTACGAATGAATTTTTTCGGGACAACCCACATCTTAAAGCTAAATCATTTACAAAGAAGACCTTTGTAGCAGGAGGTTTTACTAAGCCCAGCTTCGCATGAGGAAGATAGCAGTAAGCACAATGGTCACCAACCTGGTAAGTATGGTTGGGGTAGATTCATTTCTTACTGCTGAATCAACTGCTGCTGTACGCAGCTTTAATCGTTTTGGCAAGTTGGCATGGGATCGTACTGCATGGCCATTCAATTCAGTCATTGAACAAATCATACCAGACCTTCGAGTACGAAGCGTACAAGTAGGTAGTGGAGGAGCGAGCTATACATCTGCACCAACTGTTGCCTTTAGTGGTGGCGGTGGTAACTCAGCAGCAGCAACTGCAACTATTAACTCAGATGGAGAAGTAAACGGAATCGCAGTTACAAATAATGGCACAGCATTCACAGGAGTACCAACAGTTAGTTTTAGTGGTGGTGGTGGTAGTGGAGCAACTGCAACTGCAAGTATGCTTACTTACATTGATTTTGGCACAACTATTAGTGAGATATTTCGAGTCACCACTAATGACCCATATGGTACAGCAAGCACATCAGAATTAGCATTTAGAAACATCCAGGATGCAAGTGGTAGCTCCGAGTATGGAGAAGCAATTCTACCTGACCAAGCAAGCAACGCACCTGTTTGGGTACATTACCGGGCAGGCTTTCCAGAATATGCAAGTGACTCAAGTGTATTCCCCTATGTATTTAGCGAATATGCAATCGTGGGGGCGTACGGGGATTGGTTACAGGCAGACGGCCAAACCGATAAGGCACAGGTTATCTATCAACAGGCAGAAGCAATTTTACAGAGTGAGTTGGACAAACTTGAAAGACAGGAAGGTCAGACTCAACCAATACAATTTATAACTTACGGAACTACAGCAGCAACGTCTGCATAACAGGAATAAAATTATGGCATCAGAATACAGAGGTTTAGGACTTAATGGAGGTACTTATATTAATACCACAGGTGCAACGACAGGTAAGTTCTTTGCGATCCTTGCAACGGAAGACACAGTCATTGCGAGCATAACAAGTAACATTGATAACTTGTCTGACATTACAAACTCACAGGACGGAACAATCCTATCTGCAAATACTGCGATTTATGGAAACATAAGTTCTATCCAGCTTACAAGTGGTGCAGTTATAGCGTACAACATTTAATGGCACTTACACTCGATCTTAATCTTAGCGTAGCACGCACAACAACCTCGTCAGGAGTACCAGGGCCAAACCTTGTACTTCTCACACAGGCAGGTGCGTTCATGCAGACCGAGGATGGTAAGTTTTTAGAATTTGAATTTTAACCCAATTATAAAATGGCGAATAAAAAGATAACCGCACTGACAGAATTATCTGCCGGAGATAGAGCAACCACTGATGTATTACCAATTGTCGATATCAGCGGGACTGCAACAACTAAGAAGATAACCGTTGCTAACTTAGTGTCTGCCACAAGTGCAGGTGCGTTATCGAGTTACGATTTTAGTGGTAATGCAATCCTTGGATTTGATGCCACGCTAAACGATCAGACAGATAACTACACATTGCAGACTAGCGATGCTGGTAAGGTAGTAGTTATGAACAAAGGGTCTGCGGTTAACTTAACAGTGCCAGCAAGTCTAGGTGCTGGGTTTACCTGTTCTGTTGTGCAAAAGGGTGCGGGTCAAGTCACCTTTGTTGCAAGTTCAACCACCATTAATAATCGCCAAACGCATACTAAGATTGCGGGTCAGCACGGAGTGGCAACACTCATATCGACTGCGGATAATGTGTTTGTATTAGCTGGAGACACTGCTTCCTAAGATGCCTATTTGCTTACCAAGTTTTGCTGGAGTCGTTCAACCAGCAGGGGGATTCTCAAACCAATACAGCGTAGATTTTGATGGATTAGATTCCTACATGGATGCTGGAAATATAAGTGAATTAAATAGTATCTCAGCTTTTACAATTAGTATGTGGATAAATTTTGAACACATAACAGGCAGTTCAGTTATGAGTGTTTTTACTTCTGGAAGTTCAACAAGTGATCGTATTGAAATTGTATTTAACAGCCTTAGCCAGGTTCGTTTTGGAGTAAATGGTTCAATTAGTTCTTGTTCATTTAGTATTAGTAGCCCAACTGACTACAGATCGACCGATGCCTGGCACAACATAGTGTGTACCTATGACGGAAATAATGTAACTTTGTTTTTTGATGGTTCGCAGAAATCTACAACCACAAGCTCAGTTCCATCATCAACATCTTCTACGCACGGAAATGATGCCACTATTGGTCGCAGGACTTTAGGTGGAGGTTCGTTTTACTTTAATGGTTATATTGATGAGGTAGCAATTTGGAATGCGACACTAGACAGTAATGATATAGCTGACATTTATAGTGGTGGCCCGACTGACCTTACTAAAGCTTCATCCTATAACACGGATCGCACTTCCAACCTCATCAATTATTGGAGAATGGGAGATGACGATGGAGGAACAGGTACAACAATAACAGACCAAGGAAGTGCAGGTAACAACGGAACACTAACAAACGGCCCTACCTTTTCAACCGATGTACCCTCTTAATTTATGAGAAAATATGTCATAATTAATGCAGACGAAGTTAGTTCCGTTGATTTTAGTCAAGTGGATGAAACGAGTGCAGATACAATCCGTTACTCACTCGATGGTTCTTTGACTTTTGTTAAGTTCGATAGCGACACAACACCCTCATTTTTGGACGGCAAAACGCAATACACCCATTCTGAAATACTAACCATTCTAGCAACGGACGAGTGGACACCTGACGACCCCGAATGATCTACACCGTTATACTTCTATTGGCGATATGCCTGACCTCGTGCAGTTTTCGCTCTGTCTACCCAACCTTGGGCGGAGTGATTGGCGGAAGTGCCGGAACGCTTGCGGGTGGCCCTGTAGTTGGTGGACTCTCTGCTGGTGCTGGAGTCCTAGCTGGCGAGGCATTAAAGAACAAGGATGCCCTCGTAGAAGCAGAAGAAACCATCGAGGCACTTAGTCACGGAGATGTATCTGCCTTAGTCGCTCAAGGTATGGAAGAGCATAAAACAGGCTTTGATGCATTCACCTCGACAATCAAAAAGATACTCACAGGATCGGCAGTATTACTTGGCGGATACCTCCTAATCCCAATCTTCGTAGCCAAACGAACCGCTCGTCAATGTTCACAAACTGAAGCAATTAAACACGCAACTCGTCCTCCCTTCCCCGTCCGTCCCTCTGACCACAAATGAAAAATTTAAAAATGTTAGCAGAGCAATTCTCTGTCATGTCGAAAAAAGCGAAAATGATAACCATATTTGTCGGACTAGTCGCTGGTATCATCATATTAGATTGGTTGTTCTAATGGTAGATCGTACCGCAATTTTAGGCATGAGTGGTACAGTTGCCACTTTTGGTCTGTCACATTTGGATGATCTATTCGGATGCATAGCAGGTGTAATCACAATTATTTACATGGGTAGAAAACTCTACCAAGAAATCAAGAAGAAGTGAATGGCACGTTATCGTACAACAGGCAGACTAGATGACCAGGTTCTTCAAGACGGAGATCGTGGATTTCGTGGTGTAAACTCATACCTTGAAGCAACAAGTTTAGAATCTGGATTTGTACAGACAAGTGAGAATATGCGCTTGTCAGGTGACTTGGCAGAAGTACGCAAGGGTATCGACTTCCTTGCTGGTAGTGTAAGTTTAACTTACAGTGCAGGTACAGAGCAGGTATTTTGTTCAACACTCTTCTCTGATCCAGCAACAGGCACAGAGTTTGTTGTGGCTGCAACACGTACAAAAGCAATTATTTGGAATGATGCAAACAATAGTGGTATCGCAATTGATTATCCTGGTGGTGAGGTAGTAGCTACCGCAGATAATCCAAGTTTTGTACAGTCGCTTGAAAAGCTAATTTTATTTCGTGGTAAGAATAAGACTCCACTTGAATGGGATGGTGATTACAGTTCACCTACAGACTTTGTAGTCAAAGCAAATGGAAGCCCAGGAGCAGGACGTATACAATGTCCAAACACAGACTTTGGTGTATTCTTTAGGAATCGCTTAATTATACCGCAACCCACTGACAGTAACTATACAGTCTTGATGTCCGATCTGTTAGACACGGATAATTACAACGCATCAGAATCACAATTTAGAATAAATAAAGGAAGTGCAGATTTCCTTGTGGGCTTTTTCCCATACCAAGAAGATCAGTTAATCGTGTTTATGCGTAACTCGATTCACATGATTAACAACATAGCGACTACATCCGCAGCTAATACCTACGAGATAACAAGACAACATGGATGTGTGGCACGTAAATCAATCGCAC